GGCTTATGGATGATGCCCCTATGTGGACTGATACTGAAGGGGACTTAAATCTAGATGAGGAAGCATACGCTATGGCTCTCGGTAGACCAGTTAAAAACAAACATTTTCAGATATCAGAACATACTCCTTCGAAAGGTCATAAAGAGGGAGATGTATATTATAAAAGCCCAGCTTTTGTATGGGATGCTTTGTTATCTGAAATGAATACTGACCACGGCGGAGGATATCGTGAGACTTTTACTGGAGCTGTTAACAGAATTAATGGGGCTTATTGGGATACCGAAGCTTTAGGGCTTGATGGGACAGATCCTTATCAAAATTTTACTGCTTATGTTGGGAAAGATGAAGGAGGTACGTTTATATCATATTATGATAAATATGATTTTGCTAGCCCTGCTATAAATAGTGTAATAAAAATGGGTGGTGGTAAACCAGTACAATTTTATGATAAGAAATATGTAAATAGAGACTCAAGCGGTAAGTTGAGTTTTGTAGATTCTCCAGAAGAAGACCCCACTTTAAGGAGTAGGAAGTTCCGAAAAGATGGTGGCATTGTAAAACCTATTAAAAGGGGTGATAATGGTGTGACTACAAAGGAAGGGGCTTTATCTAGCTTAATAGATCGGATGAGAGACAATAGGGCTAAAAGAAGGGTAGCTAGAACAAATGTTAAACAGTCTGAAATGACTGATGAAGAATTAGAGCAGATGATGGATATGATTTCATCTACAACAGGTGGAGATCGCGTTCCTTCTGCTGGTTATTTTAATCCTGCTACTAGAACTGCAGAAGTAGACTTTGATGAAAGATTTAAACCAGACGACTTAAATAAACCTACAGATCCTAATGAGATATTAGGACATGAATTAATACATAGCACTCAGTTTGGGCCTTTAAGACAATTAGCAGAAAAGCTTGGGTTTAATACAGCTCCTAGAGTTCAAGACCCAGATATAAGAAAGTCTTTTAGAAAAGTAAAAAGAAGTATTAACCAGCGCGATATGGGTGATGGTTTAAGTGATTACGGTAACTATATGGCTGGCAGTAGAAATCAAAGGGGTGAATATGAAGCTATTATGAAAACAGGTATTACTTCTGCTCTTTCACAAGGTGTAGACCTTTCTGGTGACTTTGATTCTATAGCGAGAAATCTTTCACAAAATGCTGGTTCAACCAATATCAGACAGCTTTCTGATTTTATGAATAATAATAATTGGGATAGTAATCAAAAAGACATTATCATGCAAGCGATTAGAGCTAGTAAAGAGTTTACTCCTTATAATATAGAGCAAACTCTATAACAAATAATATCTTATATTTGTAAAAATATCACATGGCAACACTTACAGTAAGCATACAAGAAGAATTAATCCTAAACGGAAAGGATAGGGGTAGTAGTTATGTAACTACATTTAACGCTACTGAAGTAGATAGCAGAATAGTTACAATTACTAATACTGAAAAATCAATACTATTGTTTGGAAGTGCTATTGAAGCAGGAACTATTAAAGATGCGACCCTAACTTACCTAAGGATTACAAACTTAGACACATCTACAACAGTAGATTTACGCATAAGAGATGCAGCGCAAGAGTTTATTGTGAGGTTGAATGCTGGAGGCTCTTTTATTTTAACAGAAGATAAGTTAGATGCAGATGCTACTGGTATTGCTGAAACAATTGCTCTGTCTCAGATAGATAGTATTAGCGCTGTATCAGGAACATCTACATCTTCTTTAGAGATATTTGCAACGGCATAATGAAAGTTATAAGAGCAAATAAATATCAGGGTCTTTTAAAAAGAATGGATGAGGGTGGAATATCAAACCCTGTACTAAAAGGTAATAGGAGTGTAAGTAGGTCAAAGTTGAAAAAAATTAAAGACAGACAAATAGCACCTATTGAATCCTTATTAAGGATGATAAACATGAAACAGGAATTAAAAAAAGGTGAAAGTGAGGGCGATTCAATAAGTTCTGAAGATGTAGACTTTAATAGTGGATCAGAGGGAGACTCTTGTAGAGAAGTAGATGGAGAGATAGTTTGTGGGGCTTATGATTCTGACCAAGGAGACGCAGCAGATTCAGGTTCTGAAGAAGATCGTGAGAGAAAATCTATGGCTCTTATATTAGCAGACTTAATATCGGGAGGAAGAGACGCAAGGCAATCAAGCCTTAAAGAGAGAATGAAAAATGTTGGTGGAAGAAGAGAGCTTTATTCTAAAGACAAACAAGTTGGTATGAAGAATCCAATTGCTAGGGCTAGATATAGGTCTTTACAAAGAAGGTTAGCTAGGTCTGAGGGTAGAGAAGATGCAGCAGAAAATCCTGGATTTCAGACAATAAAGGCTTCTTTTTAATTGAATAAGTTTTACTTTAATCCAATAAAGAAAAGAAAAGATCACGCTAAAGAAGCAGAAAAGATTAGACTTAATAAATTAAAAAATGAAATTAGAAGTAATAAGGTTCAACAAAGGAAAGGACTCGACTAATGGATTGCTATTTGATGTAACAAATGAAAGAAAATTTTTATGCTATACTCTCGAAGATGAGAGCCGCACCGAAAAAGTGCGTGGAGAAACTTGTATACCTGAAGGAGAGTATTGTCTCGGTTTTAGAACTGAAGGCGGCTTCGACGCCAAATACGCTCATAGGTTTGCTGACATACATATGGGGATGCTTGAAGTGTGTGATGTCCCAAATTTTAAATATATTCTTATTCATTGTGGTAATACTGATGAGGACACTTCGGGATGTTTATTGCTGGGTGATACGCAAGAAAATAACAACATCAAAGAAAACGGATTCATTGGGAGAAGCACCCATGCGTACTACAGGGTCTACCAAGAAATCGCGGAAGCCGTCGAAAAAGAAGAAGAAGTGACTATAGTGTATAGAGACTTCTCTACAGCGTTAGTCGTAGATCCATTATCTTTGTAACATGTTAGGATTAGCAAACACAGTATCATCAAGCTCTACACCAGAGTCTAAGTATAGTTTAACTTTTGATGGTGCAGATGATTATATAGACTTAGGAACGGGTATAAATCTCGGTAGTGACGATTTCACTATTTCTCTTTGGGTGAAAACAGCCGACTTCCATTCCAAGTTTTTTATTTCAGAATACGAAGATNCAAATAATAGATGGTATTTCCATACTAATAGTGTANATCCACCTCAATTACATTTCGTTCAAGTTATAGGTGGCGTGGCACACACTACGTATGTTGATACAAGCGGAAATACAGATTTAGATAGCCTCCAGAACGCTTGGACACATCTTGCTATATCTGCAGATAGAAATGGAAATGTGATAGGTTATGTAAACGGTGTTGCAGGAAGTACTACTTCTGGGCAGGCAACAAGTTTAACCACTGCAGCAAATGCAAGGATAGGAAGATACGCCGTCTCAACTTACAGTGATTTTCAGATTGACGAAGTTTCTATATGGAACGCAGCTCTAGACGCAGACGCTGTAACAGCTATATACAACAGCGGTAGACCGACTAACTTAACGTTGCCTTTGCCTAATTATGACAATCAAGATGTAGGGGCTCTACAAGGGTACTGGAGGATGGGTAATGGATTGTTTGACGATAAAGCAAACGGAGTTGTTCACGATCAGTTTGGAAATACTGGTGGGGATTTAGTTAATGGTGGGGACATGAGTAATACTAGCAACTGGAGTAAAGGGACGGGATGGGATGTAAATGACACTACTTCTAACAAAGCCGTGCATGCAAATCATTCTGATGACGGAGGCTCAACATTCGACAACCTAACTCAAGATATTGGTGCTGTTCCTGGAAAAACATATAAAGTTGTCTTTACTGTATCAGGTTATGGCGGTTCAGGGTTTATAAGAGCTAACGTAGGGGGTTATAACAATGGCCCAAATGTTACTGCAAATGGGACGTACACTCATATTATTAAAAACAATCATGTTCAAAGTAATTCGACGCTATATTTTTCAATAGAAGATAGCGCTGATGCTACTCTTGATGATGTGTCGGTTTTTGAAGTTGCACCTGGGTTTGGGATTGAGATGNTTACAAATGGTCATTTTGATACTAATAATGCTGGATGGACTCAACATCTGGATAACGAGAGCTCTATTACTCAGGGTACTTATGGGGGTAGAAGTGGGGTTGCGAGAGTGGTTATATCTACCACAGGTTCGACGGATCGTTTTAGACAAGATATAACTTGGGAAAAAGATTGTTTGTATTACTTTTCAGTAGACGTGTATTTATTAAGTGGTAAATTCCGAATTGATGGAGTTGATGCTGATATTATTGGTGTTGGACCTGGGAGTGATGCAAATGTTCTTGGAACCATCACTTACGACGCTGCTGTAGATGACAGATGGAGAACATTAACTGGGTATGCTCAAGGTCAACGAACAGGTGGTACGGATCAGATTTGGATTAGATCAAGTGGTATAGCAGCTGAATTTTATGTAGATAATCTTTCAGTAAAAAAACTAAACGGTTTCCCAGGTTTAACGTCTGATGCAGATGAAAGTGGATTTAACTTCACCTCTGACGCCCCTTAATAAAAGACTATGATTACATACGTAATACTAAATACAACAGAGATCACGGATGAAGAGTCTGTTATAGATTTTTCTCAGCTAGCTAATCGTAATGCTGGTATGTTACGATACAGCACGGACGGGAGTAAAGCCTTAGTTAAGTACAGGGGGGAAGAGCAACCATCGTTTTTAAACGGGAAGACAACGTACACACACGCAGAGATAATGGTTGTGTTAAGAGATACTGACGGAGATTGGCACGCAGGGGCTGAAGACTAACCTTCTAAATCTTTATAAAACCGTTGAACAAAAAGCCTAGCTTTTTGAGTTAAAGCATATCTCACTCTGTAATTATATTTAGTTTCATCTCTAAATAAATGGTCTTCATATGTGTCTGAAGGAGTTAGTTTATCAAAGTGTTTATATATGTATCCGTGTCTAACTAATGGATAAACATATCTTTTACCTATATTAGATCTGCTCGATTCAAAACTTTTGCTAGCATAATCTAAAGTAAAAAACTGTAAGTCATATGCCCATAACATAAACTCTATTTTAGAAAAATCCATTTCTAATTTTTCCGAGTATTTAGTCTTTAAAACTTTTAAGTTTTTAAGATAGTTGTTGTTAATATATTTCTTATCTTGTTTAGCAAAGTCTCTAAATAAGATTTTTCTCGATATTTTACTTTTAGGCATTTGTATTAAATTTGTATTAAAGCAAAACTATGACAAAAGACTTTGAATTCTTACTTCATATGCAGAGACTTATGTTTGAAGCAGAGGCTTTAGCAAAGCAGTATGATGTAGAAGACAGGTTTATTTCCATTATGTTTGCAGGATTAGTTGATCCTTTAAATGGTAACATATCAAAGCTTAATGCAATGTATAGTTACAACATACAGGATATTGATGAATTATTAGAAATACAAGATTTTATATTTCAGACATATGACATTGATGATAAGGATGAATTAGATAATAGAGATCTAGGAAATTTGCTAGATGGAACTGGAATAGAATTAGAATAAAATGGAAGGAATTATTAGAAAAATTATTATTGGGAAAGACCCCAAAGATGCTATGGCCTATTATGTAGGTATGAGAGCAGGTAAAGGAGAGGTTAGCGCAATAGTTCGTGATGAAAAACATCTTCATAGATACGGTAAAAACAGATATTTAGTATATTTACAAGATGAAAAGGATAGCTCTCAGGCTTTATGGAAAAGCGTAGACGATATGCCTTGTATGTTAGAATTTGATTGTAATTTTTAAATGGTAAGAACTGAACTATATACTGCTGGAGGTGAATTTAAATTGCCAAATGAAACCGAATATATTGGTGCGTATCACGTTCACATTAATCGAGGAGCTATGGTTGGTGGGTTTCATAAAATAGAATATCACGAGAGGTTGACTCCTTTAAATAGAACGGCAGAACTTTTAGTTCAAAAAATTATGCGAAAACTTTCTGATGATAGAACTCAACAAACAGCTATTAAATCTATATACAGCGGAACATCTACACGATCTAGTTCTGGAGGTTCTAGCGGATCTGGAGGATATTAATGAAAACAATTAAAAGTAAAGGATTTGGAGACACAGTAGCTAAATTTACAAAAACTACTGGTTTAAATAAGTTAGCGCCAGAAGATTGTGGGTGTAATAAAAGACAAGAACAATTAAATAAAATATTCCCTTACAAAAAATGAAAACATTAAATCTATTTATTGTTGAGTTAAAAAAAATCATTAAAGATACTATTACTACCGAAAGTGGTTTTGAGTTATATGTAGATTCTAAATTTGAAGGTGGAGAATTTGAACACAGAATTACTGAAGGTCCTGTAGTGTGTGCACCTATGAAATATAATACAGGTGTAAAAACAGGTGATACTATATACTTTCATCATCTTGTTGTAGTTAATAAAGGGCAAGCCTTAACTGGTGTAGACGATCATTATTTAATCCGATATGATGATGAACATACAATAAACAATCAAGCAATAGCTTACAAATCTAAAGATACTGGAGAAATAAAACCTTTAGCAGGATGGGCTTTATTAGAGCCTGTTGATGAGGACTTGGATATTAAGTCTGATGTTATAGAAATTGTTTCTTTAAAAAAACAATTACCCTCTAAAGGAAAAGTATCTTTTAATACTCCTTGGTTAAAAGAGTTAGGTGTATTTGCAGGTGATATTGTTGGATTTGGAAGGGATAGAGATTATCGTATAAAAATAGATGGTAAAGAATATTATCGCACTCGTGCGGAAGACTTAATGTATATTTTAAATTAAATAAAAATGTTTGACAAAGTAGAATTATGGGAAGAGCTTGAAACTAATGAATGCCTTTTAGCTGATGGATTAAATGAAGCTGTAGTTGGTATAAGTTATGGGGCAGAACCTAAAACAGTATATAGTGTTCATAGAATAATTGAAATCCTTATGGAGGATGGGATGGAGTGGGAAGAAGCCATTGAGCATTTTTCCTACAATATAGGTGGAGCTTATGTAGGTGAAAAAACCCCGATTTTTATTTATGATTTAGATGAGCAAAAGTAAGTTTACTACTATATCTGCTTCTCAAAGACTTATGAAAAGTATGGAGGAAGCTATAGATAATATGATAGAAGAGATTAAGAAGCCTGTTGATCCAGAGATTAATGGTAGTGCAAGAAAGGCTGAACTTCAATCTATTAAACAAACTGCTACTGATTGTAAAGAGCTTATTATAGAAAGACAAAGATTAGATCAGATGGTAAAGGATTTAAAAACAAGCGGAGAAATAGGCAGCACACAAGACTATACTGGGGGGTTTGCTGAAAGATTCTCTAAGTAATGGGATACAAAGACCCTGAAAAACAAGCAGCTGCATCAAAACGTCATTATGAAGCTAATAAAGAAAAGATTATAAAAAGGTCTAAAGAAAGAAATATTAAGCAAAGAAATAAAAACAGGCTTTATGTAGAAAACATAAAAAAAGAATCAAGCTGTATTGATTGTGGAGAATCAAACCATCTTGTTTTAGATTTTGATCATATAGGAGACAATAAGCGTAAGTGTATTTCTGATATGGTTTACGAATCTTACAGTATAAAAAGTATACAAAAAGAAATAGATAAATGTGAAGTAAGGTGTTCTAATTGTCATAGGATAGTTACATATAATAGAAGGAATAATAATAGTAACTTGCAAGAGTTATGAGAGCTTTAAAAAAGAAAAGAAATTACAAGAAGGAGTATAAAAAATTCCAATCCTCTATTAAAGAGAAAAAAAATCGTGCTGCAAGAAATAAAAGGAGAAGGTATGCTGTCAAAAAGGGTAAAGTAAGAAAAGGTGATGGAAAAGATATTCATCATAAAGGCAATAAAATTAAAATAGAATCTAAATCTAAAAATAGAGGTAGAAAAGAAAAGTCTAGACTAAAAGGTTCTAAACGCAAATAAAATTATATATAATGAAATATTTTCTTATCCTCATGGCGGCTATATTATTAGCGTCATGTTCTGTGCAAAATAAACACAGACGATCTCAAGCACGTAAGTATAATCAATGTTGGTGTATAGATCCCTGGGGAGGTGCAGGAGAATGGTGTTGTGATGGTCCAACCCCAAAGTATATGTCTCCATATAAGCACAAGTGGGGTTACGTTAAAGCAAAATTTTAATAAGATGGCGAAGTATAAATGTAGTTGTTCGGATCGCGAAGAAGAGATAAGTAAGGTGACAATATCGGTGAAAGACGGGAAAATAGTAAGTTCCGCTCAATGTCCTTGCGGTAAAACCATGGAGCTAGCACACCCTAAAACAGGATTTCCTTCTTTAGGTAGAATGAACCGTAACGGTAGTAGCTATTAATGAGTGTCTTATTAGACGTAAAAGATTATGAAGAACCCGCTGTTAAGATTTGCCCCAACGGTACGGAAGGTGAAATTATTGAACTCGGTGGGTTACTCATTTGTCTTCCAAAAAGGCCGCCTAAGAAAGAAATTTTCGGATATAAAGAATCAGACTCTGTGCAAATGTGGAGAAGGATATCTATGCCGAAAGAATTGTCTCGTATTCGTTCTATGGATGAGTGGGCGGAAATGCCAAGAGAGTTTAGAGAAAAGTTTCGTCCATATATCGAAGAAGAGTTTCGGCGTAGGCGTGAAGGTTTTTGGTTTTATAACAACGGTGCAGCTACATATATTACGGGGCGGCATTATATGATGCTACAATGGACTAAGCTAGATATTGGCTATCCATATTATTTAAATTTTCAACGTGAGATATTTTTACATATGGCTGCTTGCGAGACTGATACTCGTTGTATTGGTCAGCTTTATACTAAGTGTCGTCGTTCTGGCTACACCAATATATGTTCTGCTGTACTTGTTGATGAAGCTACACAAGTTAAAGATAAGCTTATGGGGATACAGTCGAAGACGGGAAAGGACGCACAAGAAAACATCTTTATGAAGAAGGTGGTTTTTATGTTTAGAAACTATCCTTTTTTCTTTAAACCTATACAAGATGGAACAACCAACCCTCGTATGGAATTAGCTTTTAGAGAACCTTCAAAACGTATTACTAAAAAAAATAAAACAGCTCAAACAGGTGAAGCTCTTAACACTGTAATTAATTGGAAAAACACAACTAATAATGCATACGATGGTGAGAAATTACACATATTATATTTAGACGAAGCAGGAAAATGGGAAAAACCAACAGACATAAGAGACGCTTGGAGGATACAGAGGACTTGTTTGATCGTAGGGCGAAAAATCATAGGAAAAGCTCTAGTAGGAAGCACAGTAAATCCAATGGGAAAAGGAGGAAAAGAGTACAAGAGTTTATGGGAGGATTCGAATCCTTTAGAGAGGAACAAGAATGGGAGGACTAAAACAGGTTTGTATAGATTGTTTATCTCAGCAGAAAATTCTCTTGAAGGATTCTTTGATTTGTATGGCAATCCTATTACTGAAGATCCAGAAGAATCAGTAGAAGGCATAGATGGAGAAGAGATAACTATGGGTTCTAGAACGTATTTAAAAAATGAAAGATCTTCTTTAAAGAATAACGCTTCTGAAATGAATGAAGTTATACGTCAATTCCCATTTACTTCAGATGAGGCTTTTAGAGACAGTATAGAAGGTAGTGTATTTAATATTGGGAAAATATATGAGCAAATAGAACACAATGATGAACTTTTCCCAAATCCAGTAGTTACGGGTAATTTTATATGGAAAGGTGGGCAAAAAGATACAGAAGTTATATTTACTCCAGATCCAAACGGTAGATTTAAAATATCTTGGATGCCTCCTGTTGAATTTAGAAATAAAAAACTTCTGGTAAGTGGTAAAAAAATAGCGCCTAATTCAGATGTAGGTTGTGGCGGTGTCGACTCATATGATTTAGATGCTACTGTAGATGGTAGAGGATCTAAAGGTGCTTTGCATTTGTATAATAAATTTCATATGGAACACCCATCTAATATGTTTGTATTAGAGTATGCATCTAGACCACCACTTGCTAAAATATTTTATGAAGATGTTTTGATGGCAGCTGTTTTCTATGGCTACCCTATATTAATTGAGAACAATAAGTACGGTATTGCAAGATACTTTGAATCAAGAGGTTATGATGGCTATTTGTTAGACAGACCTAAACATTTAAAAACTGGTACAGCTAGGGTTAAAGTGAAAACAAAAGGTATCCCTTCAAACTCTCAAGACATAATTCAAGCTCATGCTCATGCTATAGAATCTTACATACATGATCATGTTGGAATCAATCATGAAGCTAATAAAGTTGGAAATATGTATTTCAATAATACTCTTGAAGACTGGATAGGTTATAAAATAGACAATAGAACTAAATTTGACCTTACTATTAGTTCTGGTTTGGCTTTACTTGCAGCTCAAAAAGTTAAAAAGAAAAAAGTCAGTAACTTTGATGAAAGGAAATTTTTTAGGCGATACAAAGTCTCTGGCTAATTTCCTATATTTGCAATATATACTCTCACCTTAATGAAACAATATAGCGGTAAAAAAAATTTTCCAGATCCACTTGCTTCTCAAGAAGAAAAAGAGAGTAAGGAGTACGGTCTAAGATATGCTAAGGCTATTGAATCTCAGTGGGGGAAAAGATCTGATAGTTCATCTTTATTTTCAAATAGATATACATTATTTAAAAGAAATAAAGAATACGCTAACGGTGTTCAAGATACTTCAATTTACAAAAGACTATTAAACAATCAAGATCCTAATTCTGGAGATGGTAGTTTAATGAATCTTGATTACACTCCTGTCCCTATTTTACCAAAATTTGTTCGAATTGTAGTAAATAAAATATTAGGCAGGAATCTTTATCCCAATTTAGAAGCAGTAGATCCTTTATCTTCTTCAGAAAAAAACAGAGATAAAAAAAGAATAGAAATTCAAGTAGCTTTAAAAAAGCAACTTATGGAATTTAAAGAAAAGACAGGAGCTACTATAGGTATGGATCCTGAATCTATTCCAGATAACGAAGCTGAAGCAGAAATATTTATTGGAGAGAATGTAAAAAGTGATGCTGAAATAGCGGCTCAGATTGCTACAGATATGACATTGTCTTGGAATAGTTTTGATGATAATGTATTTAGAAGGTGTGTAAATGATTTAGCAACAAACGGTATAGCTGTAGTTAAAAGATCAAATGATCCTAACTATGGAATTAAAACACATTATGTAGAGCCTAAAGATTTTATTCATAGCGAAACAAATGATCCTAGTTTTGAAGACATTACTTATGGTGGTCATGTAAGAACTATGCCTATTCAAGAACTAAAAAGAATAGCTAGTGGTGAGCTTGAAGAAGAAGACTTTAAAAAAATAGCTAAAAAAACATCTGGTAAAACCAGCGGAAGTTTTACTTATGATGATAAGCTTGGCAGGAATATTTATGATTACGATGAGTATTCTGTTGAAGTATTAGAGTTTGAGTTTTTGTCAACTGATTGTATGCATTTTGAAGAAAAAGAAAATCGGTTTGGCAACAGGAACTTTTTTTATGAAGGGTTTGATTATAAAGAAAAAGCTGGAAGCGTTTTCGAAAGAAAGCCGCATAAAATGGAAATTGTAAATGTATATAAAGGTTACTTTATTATAGGTACAGACTATTTATTTGGGTATGGAAGAATGCATAATGTGCCTAAAAATATACATGATATAAGCAAGGCAAGGCTTTCGTATTCTGTTGTTGCTACTAATCTTACAGATATGATGCCGAAATCTATGGTTAACAGCTGTATAGGTTTTGCTGATATGTTACAATTAACTCACTTAAAGATTCAACAAGCTATTGCTAAAGCAAAGCCTGATGGTCTTATTATCGATATTGAAGGGTTAGAAAATGTACAGCTAGGAAAAGGTGGTGAATTGCAGCCATTGGAGTTGCATGATATATACGAGCAAACTGGTGTTTTTTATTACAGAAGTAAAAACCCTGAGGGAGGTTTTCAAAACCCACCAATACGTGAAATAGGTAATAGCATTAGAAATATTAATGAGCTTATTGGCCTATATAATCATTACTTAAGAATGATACGTGATACTACAGGAATCAATGAAGTTGTTGATGCTAGTACACCAAAGTCTGAAGCCTTAGTCGGAGTTAGAGAGCAAGCTATTGCTGCCTCTAATAATGCTACTTATGATGTTACAAATGCTTCTATGATTCTTTACAAGAATGTTTGTAACGATATAGTTAAGTGTTTACAGATTTTGCCGCAAGAATCTGTTATTATGGATGTTTACAAGAACGCTATTGGTGATACCAACATGAGTATTCTTTCTAGTTTTTCTAGATTACCCATGTATAATTTTGGCGTCCAGGTTCAAAGAGATATGGATGATAAAGATCAAGCATATTTAGAGCAAGCTATACAAATATCTTTAGGTCAAAAAGAAATAGATCTTGAAGACGCTATGGCTATTAGAGAACTTAAAGATGTAAATCAAGCTGAAAGGTTGCTTATTGTTAGACGTAAAAAGAAAATGCAACAGCAACAAGCTATGATGATGCAGCAACAGCAAATGCAAGCTCAAATGGCTCAACAAACTAAAGCTATGGAGATGCAAATGGAAGGCCAAAAGATGCAAGCTGAAGCGCAAATGGAGGCACAAAAAATGCAATTAAAAGCTCAGATAGATGCTCAATTATCTACTATGAAACATGAGTTTAATAAAGAAATTGAAACTATTAGAGCTAAAGCTACATTAGGCTTTAAAGAAACTGATGATGAGTTTAAAGAAAAACTTGAAGTCCTTAAGGAGGATAGAAAAGATGAAAGAGTAGAAAAACAAGCGGTTCAACAGTCTAAGCTTATTTCTCAAAGAAAAGGAGATAGAACTGAATTGCAACAAGGGGGAGAGAACCCAATGAGAACAATGTTAATGAATATGAAAAATGGCTAGTAAAGTAAATTTAGACGTATCGGAAGTTTTAGATATAACTTGTCGTCAAGGAGATACATTTTCTCTTACACTTACCCTAAAGGATTCTTCAGGAACAGGTCTTACCTTGTCTACCTCAAATTACGCATTTGTTATGCAGGTTTGGCCATCTAATAAAAGAGGTTCAAATCCTTTAATTGCAACTACAGAAAAAGGTTTAAAAGGAAAGAATTTAAACACTCAAGAGCTTCCAGGTGGTGCTTATTTTGAAGCCTTTGTTGTTGACGATAGCGGAAATGTTACTATTACAGCTACAGCAGCTACTATGAGAAACGTGCCTTCAGGAAGACATGTATATGATCTTCAATATATTTTACCTACAGCTTCTGGTGTTGACACTCACACTACTGTTCTTCGTGGTTCTTTTGTTATTAATGAAGATGTAACTAAGACAAATAAAAAGTAATGAGCGTAAGCACAACAACTTCTCAGGGAAATACTGTAGACGTTTCAGTATCTGGTAGTAATACGATAAGCTTAACTCAATCATCAACTAGTATAAGCGTATCTACTCCAGCTATATCTAATATAGTTGTTACAGAAAAAGGCCCAAAAGGAGCTACAGGAGCTACAGGCGTTACAGGCGCTACGGGGGCTACAGGGCCTACAGGCTCGTCATACGGTATTTCTTGTGTAGATGGAGATAATTCTGACGAAGAAAAAATAAGACTAACAGGTAGCGACTCATCTACAGATGACGTTGTACTTGAAGCTGGTACTGGATTAAGTATAGCTAGAAGTGGTGATAAAATTACTCTTACAAATACTGTATCAGATACAGATACTAACACTCAATTATCTACTGAGGAAGTTCAAGATATTGCAGGGCCTTTAGTTGCTACTGGTGGAACTAAAACTAATATTGCGGTTACATATGATGACGCTAGCGGTAACATGGATTTTGTTGTAGCTTCAGATTTAAATACTACGGGTAACGCTGGTACAGCTACTGCTTTAGCAACAGCTAGAGCAATTAACGGAGTAGACTTTGACGGTACTGCGCCTATAACTGTTACAGCCGCAGGATCTACGTTATCTGATACGGTGACGGTAGCTAAAGGTGGTACTGGGTTAACAACAGTCGCAGCAAATACAGTCTTGACGGGAAACGGGACTAGCGCCTTAACAGCTGAGGCTAATCTTTCATTTAGTAGCAACCGCCTCACTATTGGTGATAATACAGCAGATATCCAGCCGTACATACGAATATTTAATGACGTGAACACGTTAGAGTTAGGTGTAGCTAATGGCACTAATGACTTTGTGGTTGGTTCCGCTGACGGGGATGTTGTTCTAAATTCTTTCGGGGATCATAACATTATTATAGGCCAAAATGATGTTCCAGCTTTAACAATAAACACAAACGGTAATGTGGTAACGGCTGGTGATTTGAAAGTCAATGGTACCGATATATACGGCCCAACAGACGGTGATTTGAATTTAAGGTCTGACGGTAATATAGCTTTATTTCTTGACGGTGATGGTGACGAGTCTTCGCAGTTTCAAGTAATAAATGACGCTAGCGGACCAATATTTACAGTTACAGAAGCTGGGGTAGGAGCGTTGAATAATCAAACTATTGTAACGGGTGGCAAAATTGCTGTAGCTAGTGAAGCTCAAGCTCCTATAGGTATGCACATAGCTAGGCGGACCATAACCACTGCTGAGGCTAATGCAATGAACTCTACGCCTATAGAAATAATACCAGCACGAGGTGCAAACACAATAATCGTACCTGTCAACTGTTTAACTAGGGTAGACAGAGCTGCAAATCAAACGAACAGTGCGTGCGACATGAACGCTCACTACGCTGATAAAGAACCTGGAACGTATTTAACAGCTTCTCTTTTACATTGGAGAAGGTTTATGTATGGAGAAACAACAGATCACAGTGAAATGAGAACCCCTGTTGAATCAACATCTGGAGTTACTTTAACAGAATCTGTAAACAAAGGAATTGAATTAAGTTTTGATTCTGCAGCAACAACAAATTGTTTCACCAGTATAGATATTTTCATGACTTACTATATAATAGATATATCATAATGGCATTATCATCAGCAAAACACGAGAAATTTTATGAAACATCAGGGAGTGGTGCGGATAAAGTTTCAAGCAAAGACTTAACAAACGTTACCGCAGCTTGGGCAACAGAGAAAACAGAGGGTTGCGCTAAGTACATAGCAGACCCTATATTAGGTCCGATAATATATCAACTACAACAAATGCAGGACGAGATTGATTATCTTAGGACAGAGATTAGCACTAATAAAGACAAGACCG